GTACAAGATAAATTTTGGGACGCTGATAGAAAGGAAGTTAACCTAGAAAATCTAGCAAGTAGTTACAATGCACTTGAAAAGAAACTAGGTTCTAGAACAGAAGACTTATCTAAACAGATAAGAACTGATTTAGAACAGGAAAAATTACAAAATATTCCAGAAGAATATAAAGTTAATCTTCCAGAACTTCCAGAAAATGTAGATGTTTCTGTATCAGATGATATGGAAATAGTACAATGGTGGAGAGATACAGCTAAAAAAAATGGTTTATCTCAACAGCAATTTGATGAAGGTGTAAATGCTTTTGTTACTAATGCTGTTGCAACTTTACCAGATGTAAATGCTGAGATGGAAAAGCTTGGTTCTAATGCAAAAGAAAGATTAGAAGCAGCTGAACTATGGTCAAAGAAATATCTTTCACCAGAATCTTATGATGCATTTTCTAAACTAGCAGCAACAGCTGAAGGTGTAACCGCAGTAGAAGAACTTATGAGGTTAACAAAAGATACTTCTATGCCTACAACACCTACACAGGTTTCAGTCACTCCAGATTTAACAGATCTTAAATCTATGATGTCAGATCCAAGATATTGGAAAGATGGAGAGAGAGATGCTGCTTATATCAAACGAGTAACAGACCTGTATGAGAAAGCATTCGAAAAGAATAAAGCTTAAACCTTTTAAGTATAAAAAGCTTAAAAAGGATTTACACTGGCTAGATGCAGTTAGTGAAACTGGTTGGGTTTCTGAATCAGATATGGAAGCCCAAGCACCAGCTAAAGCTGTATGTAGTCAGATGTGGATATTCAAAGAAACAGATAAATACATCACATTATTCGGTACATACTCATATGATGAAAAAGGTAAGTTAGAATTTGGAGAAGTTATAACTATACCAAAAACGTGGATTTAATGTGCGTTGTTTAAAATCATTCTAAATTTTATTTTAAAAACAAGACCTTAAATATGAAATGATTGCCCTTAACTATAAGGACAACAGTCCCCTGCATAAATAAGATAATCGTTATACTTAACAATAACAAAAAGGAGCTATAAATGGCTAACTCAATAACAAATGCCTTTATTACTCAGTTTGAAGCTGAAGTTCACATGGCTTACCAAAGAATGGGTTCTAAATTAAAGAACCTTGTAAGACAAGTGAATGGAGTCAATGGAAATACTGTTAAGTTTCAAAAGATAGCAAAAGGATCTGCAAATACTAAAGCAAGACACGCTGA